TTACTTTCCTTCGATAAGCTTGCGGGTGTGTTCGTCCATGTCATGGGCGAGTGTCACAATCAGTTCGGCGTCTACGCCATCGGCGATTGCCTTGTGCAGACACTCGCGCGCGCCGTCTTCGTCGTCGTCGCCCCACAGCAGGAAGTCACAGCCTTGGGTTGCCTTGTCGCGTATGACGTAACGGATTCCACTCATGAGATGATTCCATGTTTGCGCAGTACTGCGATTGATTCGGGTTTCACTTCCCAGGTCACTTCGGATTGCTCACCATCGCGGTCCGAGTACGCTTCGATAGTGTCGGCGAGTATCTGACCTTCATTGATTAGATAGGCGATGGTATCGCCGGCATGATTCCAGCGGCCTGCGCCGGGATAGCAATCCCATGCTAGGCCAGGGTACAGGCCGCGGCCGTCTATGGTGTCATCGCCGCGGCTTATGATGTTTGACACGACGTCTATTTCTATGACGTCGCTTTCGTTGCCGGATTCAACGCCAACGAAAATCGTATCTAGGTGATCATATTTCAGCACGGGGTCAGCCTTTCAGGTTCCAAAAATTCACGACCTGGAAATATCGCCAGGGCGCACTGCTGCGAGGCCGGTAAGCTTGCGCTGCCGGCCGCGTAGCTATGGTTGCGGGTTTAGTGCTTGTGGTACGAAACGTTCGGAACAGCCTTGTTCCAGCATGCGCGGCAGTCTGCGCACTTGCCCTTGTCAATTCCGGTCCGGTGAATGGCAGGGCAATCGTGCCCTTGTGCATCGTTCTTGTGATGCACTGTTGATGTAATGGGCCACGCCTTCGGCGCGTTGCCGTCAACCATGGTTGCCGACACTCGCACTGTGAGATTGTCAGGAATAATCCCGCCATTTTTCACGAAACGGGAAAGGATTCCGATTTCCCGAGTCGGCAACCAATGCGACAATTCCGGCGTTGCCGAAGCAACATCGCAGATAGCTTGCAAGTGCGCTTCGGACTGCAAATCACCGGCATCATGCCAGCGGTGATATGGCGGAAGGCATTCCATCTCGCCGGTTTTGCGGTTCTTGCGGGGTGTATGCGCCGCTTGAAGATTGCGGACCATTGCCGGAACCCATTGCGGGTTGACGATGCTTGCAATCCGTTTTGCTTGCGCCTTTTCAACGGACGGATAGATGTAATTGCCCTTAAGGGCGTAGCAGCTGGAACAGGTTGAACCTTCAACCTTCGCAAGCTTTGCGCCTGTGATGCATGCTTGCGCGGGAATGCCGTAAGACGTTCCAGGCATTTTGGAGGGATAACCAATTGATCCAGCGATCGCAGTCGCTTCCTTAACCAACATTTCGCTTGTTCCTGTTTCCTGTTAATCTCAATTCGCATTGGTCTTGTCTCATATGAGCCAAGGGCTGTCAATCAAGAAATTTGATGTTTGAAGAAAAAGAATCGCGCGCGGCGCAACCACAAAGCGGCAATGCTGCATGGAAAGCGGCAATGCGCGCGCATGCATTCAGAAAAGGTTTCACTAATCGTCGGATGTGCACGGCAATTGCGCGTCACAGCGGCAAGCCATGCGGCAAGATAGCAATGCAGCATGCGAACACATGCCATTGCCATGGTGGTTATCTGTTTAAGGCAATGGCAAAGCGGCAGGAGGCAAAGCGTAATGCCGAAGCAAAGGCAAAGAACAGTGCAAGTAGAAGCGCGGCCGGCAAGTATAAGCGGGCTAGTGTCTCTAAAAGATGAAGTAAAGCAGGCGCTCTTAGAGGCAATGCGTGACCCAAGCGCGCCGGCAGCAGCGAAAGTATCAGCCGCTCGCGCATTGTTAGATCATTTCAGTGACGGCGAAAGCGCAAATCATTCCGACAAACGCGGCGCAGAACTAACAGCAACAGAACTAGACGAAGAAATCGCGCGGTCATTAGCGCGGCGTTAGTTGGCTCACTGGCGCGATCGGTAAACGTCAACATAATCAACAGCTTAAGCCGATCGTGCAATTAACATGGTGTTAATTGTATAGGCCTTGCCGTGCGTGTGTATCATGCGCGAGGAATGTATCTTACGTATGATATGTATCGTCTGTACTATCTGTATCTTATGGCCCCCTGCCCCGCCCCAAGCTTGGCAGCGCCCGCGTTCGCAATGCTGCGCGCAAAATTTTTTACGTTTTCAAAATTTGGTTTTGGTTTTCAAACTTTGGATTTTTATACTTGGTAGGTTGGACTATACTTATCAAAACTGCATAGTGCCGAAATTGCATAGTCCTGCTCACCAACCAAACGCGATCACCGTCATCAACAATGCGAAAATAAAAATCAGCAGCAACACGAATTGAAAATTCGTATCGGGCTCGCCGTTTGGTTTTTGTTTTTCATTCCGCCAGTGCATTGATGAACTCTTCCAGCCATGCCGCCTCGATCCACACACCTGTCTTGCCCGAGGCCACGCCGGCAGCGCGCAAAGCGCGATCGCGCATGTCCGCCGGCGGCGGCAAGGGCGCGATCGGCGGCAGCTCCACCATCACAGTTTTAGGACTTGGTTCCTGCACCTCCTGAGCGATTTGTGGTGTCGGATTTGCAACTTCCGGGATCGGCGTGGACATCGGCGACGGGGCGGCGGGGTTGCTCATCGGGTCATAATTCAGGTCGAACATGTTCGGGCCCCCGGATGTGTTCGCGTACCTCACCCCGCGCCTGACTTCCTTGCGGCCGGCCGCCGTTATTTCAATGTAAGTGCCGCCCCAGCCAACTTGAGCGAAACCCGCGGCGACCAGCTCGCGCGCGACCGTGTGCAGCGTGTTGAAATGCGCGCCGTTCTCCAGGTTGACCAGCGCGGCGGCGGCCTCGGCTGAGAGCATTGGATTTCCTTGGGCAAAAATGCGATAAATTGCGCGCCTGTCTGGGCGTCGGCGGCCACGTTAGCGGGATTCTCCGATGCCAGCCATCACACGGCCAGCTCGACAAGTGTCGTTCACAGACCTCGCCCGCAATAACCCGCGCGCCGGCATCCCGGCCGATCGGCTGGACGCCCAGATCAAGAACCTGATCGACGCGATCCACTCCACGCAAGTGGCCCTGGCCGACATCCGCCGCGACGACGGCAAGCTCAAGAGCCATCTGATTGGCCCGGCACAGATTGCGCCGGAGCTGACCGAGAGCCTGGTCCGCGATGTCCGCCTGCACACCCTGATGCAGGCCACCCGCGCCGAACAAGGCGCGGCCCAGGCCATCAACGCCGAGAATAACGTCGCTCTCTACGCCAAAGACGCCGAATCCGCTGCCGTCGCCGCCGCGCAGTACCTCTCGGCCATCAGCCACGGCAACGTCGTCGCCAAAGACGCCTCCTCCGATGCCGAGAACGCTGCCGATCGCGCCGAATACGCAGCTACTCAAAGCCAGAACTCATCTACCTATAGCCATGCGCAGGCTGACAACGCCATCGCGGCCAAAAACGAGGCCACGCAGTGGGCCGAGTACCTGGCCGGCCCTGTCGTCAACCCCAACGACGCCCCGGCCTACATCGCCGGCCATCCGTTCGGCCACGGCCTCTATTATCAGCCGGTTGAGGGCTACGGCGGCAACGCCGGCCTATGGAGCGCCAAGTGGTGGGCGATCTACGCCGCGCAGCTGGTCGGCCCCTGGTCTTTCTATTACCTCGGCGGCTGGACCGACCCGCCGATCCCAGGCTCGGTAAACCCCGACACCGGCATCAAGGTGCCGAACCCGATCCCGCCGGGCTCCTTCTATTACGACACCGACACCGACACCGTTTACTTCTGGAATGGCAGCGCCTGGGTCAGCCCGTTCGCCCTCGCCGCCGGCATCACCTCGCGTTTTGTCTATCTCGCGACCGCCGGCCAGACCACATTCACAGGCCAGGACTACAACGGCACTACGCCGGCGGTCGGTACTTCGCCCAGTGATGTCCACCTCAACGGCGTCAAGCTGGTCCCGACCCTTGACTACACGGTCACCGGCGACACGCTCACCCTGACGATACCGGCCACGGTCAACAGCGTCATCCAGTGGGATCTGCTGGTCGCCGACTCCAGTCTCACGCCAACTGGCGTCCACAGCTTCAAATGCGGGCTGACCGGGGCGGTCAACGGCACCAACGCGACTTACACCTTGACCTACAGCCATCCGACCAACGGCCCGCAGCCGACGGCCATTACCGACAGCGCGCAGTTGCAAGTCTCACTGGACGGCATCATCCAGGAGCCGGGCACTGACTATTCCGCCAACGCCGCGACCCTGATCATGGGCGCAGCGCCTCCCTCGACAGCAAAGCTCTGGGCAGTTTGGTTCGCAACCGCGGTGACGATCACATGACCCAGAACGCGCGCCTCGCCCTCTTTGTCCCGACCACCGACGACGCTGACCCCGGCGAGATTGTCGAAATCCGCGGGCCGTCCGGCGGCGGCAAGGTCATTCCGACCATTTTCAACACCCAGCTCGGCGCATCCAGCGGCATCCCCGACGCGCCGGCCGACAACAAGTTCTACGCCCGCCAGAACGCGGCCTGGGCGATCACCGTCGGCGAAGCGCCGAGCAATGGAAATTTGTACGGCCGCAAGGGCGCAGGCTGGATGGTGATCCCGCCATTTCCTGAAGCGCCTTCAGATGGCCAGCAATATGCGCGCATGAACGGCAGCTGGACCGTTGTCATCGGCTTACCGGCCGTGATTGATGCTGGAATCATGACTTAAGGAGAGCGACATGCCGCATTACGAAGTGAAGGCCGGCGAGAAGCTGGTGGTTGCCGGCCCCGCCAACGTCACGATCAAGGGCGGTGAGTATCCGCTCACGGTCGAGAGCCTCGAAGACGCGCAGGGGCTTGCGCCGACGGTGACATCTCTCGACCCGGCCACTGCGGTCAGCGGCGACCCCGATATCGTCATGAAAGTGGTCGGCACCAACTTCACCGCCGACACCGTGATCGTCTTCGGCACCTTGGATGAGCCGACTACCCTTATTAGCGACACCGAAGTCTCCACCGGCGTCAAACCGTCACTCTTCGCCCCGGCGGCGGTGCCGGTGAAGGTCAGAAACGGCCCGCTCGGATCAAACAGCCTGGATTTTACTTTTACTGAGACAGGCGGGGCCCAGCGGAGGAAATCGGATGCCCAAAAAGGCAAAAAAGACGACTAAAAAGAAGACCGCGCCGGCGGCGAACGTAAGGACCAAGAAGACCGTTACCCAGGCGGGCTCTCTCGCGTCAAAACGGAGGAAGAGGAAAATGGCCGGCAAGAAGGACGACGACACCGACCGCGGCGGCAAGAACCAGGAGCAGCTGCGCCGCGAAGGCGAAGCGCAGGCGAAAGAGAACGAGAAGACCTCACCTTACGGCGCAACGCCAAAGCCTGGCTCGCTTGATCCTGGCAAGACCACCATGGCCAACCCGCCCCCGGCCAATGTCCAAATGGACCCCATTGAGCCAACAGAAGATCCGATGGCGACCCCGCCGGCTGGCCCGCTTCCGAATCCGCCATCCCGCCCCGGCGGCGACCCCACCGGCGAGCCAAATGTCTCTCCGCTGACTGGCGAGAAGCTCAGTCCTGACCATCCTGACTATCGCAAGGATGCCGAAGGCTACCACGCGCCGGATCACCGCAGCGCGGAAGAGAAGAAGGCCAATCCGCGCGAATGACCGACGAACCCGTCATTCATCCGTTTCCGGTCGAGCCGGCAGACCCGCAAAGGATCAACCTTCGCGGCGTCCCGCCGGACCCGGCGACCTATGACGGGCCGTTGAACGAGTTCATCGAGCTGCACGGCACCGCGGTGGCGTACAACACCGCGGCGAAGACCAAGGCCGAGTACGTCGCGCCGGCGGCCGCGCTTGTGACGCAGCACGGCGGCGATATCCTGCCGCCGCCGGCGCACATTGCCGCCCGCACGCCATCGCCGCCACCTCCGACCGGCATCCCGGCCCCGGCCGGCACGCCGTTCATTATTCAGGACCACGAACGCTATGTTCTCGACCGCTCGGTCGGCGAACGTGTTAGAAACAGGCGCTACCCGCACAAAGACCCTCGACCCTGATTACGACCTGATTACTGCCTGATTGCTGCCCGAGGTGCTCGATGACGTCTCAATACCGCCACCGTCGGGCGGACAGCCCTGACATACCCTTCACCAACCCGCTTGAGCCGGGCGAGATTGCCGTCAACACCGGCAATCGCCAGATCGCGGTCGGTGACGCGGCATCAGGGTCGATCGGCACGCCTCTTCCTCTGCTGGCCGTGCGCATCTTCGACACGCGCTCCAAATACGCCATCAACGATCTGGTCGCCCACAGCGGCAGTATCCTGGTCGCGCTGGTGGCGATCACGCCAGGCGCGTTCAATCCCACGCAGTGGAAGAACATCACTGCGGATACGGATCTAACGCCTTACTTGCCGAAGGCCGGCGGCACCATGACCGGCCCGATAACGCTCGCAGCGAATGCCGCGGCGGCGATGCAGGCGGTGCCGCTCCAGCAGCTGTCTTCCTCGATCGCAGCAATCCCGCCGCCGCCACCGCCGCTCTACATCTCAGACACCGCCCCTGTCGGCGCGCCCGACAACTCGATGTGGTGGAATAGCAATACCGGAATCCTCTACGTCCGCTTTCACGACATCGACAGCACTGCCTGGGTGCAGGCCGTCGCACTTCCTGGCGGCGATCTCTCGGGCCTTGTGAAGCGCGCGGGCGATACCATGAGCGGCCCGCTCGCGCTCGCCGGCAACGCCGTGAGCGCGCTGCAAGCCGTCCCGAAGCAGCAGCTCGATACGGTCGCGGCCACTGCGAAGGATGCGCTCGCCTACAGCGGCATGCAGGTCAACGGCGCGATGGAAGTCAGTCAGGAACTGGGTCTGACGGTTACATCGGGCCTTGCCGGTAACCTGATCGATAGCTGGAAATTTTACACCACAAGCACACAGACAGCGCGTGTGCAATGCGCGTCGGAAGTCCCGTCTATTCCGCTGCCCGGTTTTCAACGCAACATCTACGCCTACACGACAGTCGCGCAGCCAGCGTTGACAGCCGACGAGCTTGTCATCCTGTACACCCCGATTGAAAGCTATCGCACGTCACGTCTGGGATGGGGCACGGCACAGGCACAGCCGGTCACGATTGCGTTCTGGTCGTGTCACACAAAGCCGGGGCTGTACTGCGTCAACGCCAGCGTCAATACGATCAACAAAAGTTACGTTTCCACTTACACGCAAGCCGCCGCCAACGTCTGGCAGTACAACGTCATCACCGTGCAGGGGATGACGACGGACACGCATCCAGTCGGCAACGTGCAAGGGCTAAGTTTAGACTTCACGATGATGGCAGGGCCGACCTTCATCACGCCAACGCCGAATACGTGGGTCGTCGGCAACTTCAAGGCGACCACCGGACAGGTGAACTGCTGCGATGCTGTCTCTGGCACCATGCGTCTCGCAGGCGTCGTCGTCCTCCCCGGCATCGAAGCGCCATCCGCCGCGCGCTCTGCCTTGATCATGCGTCCGTATGATCAGGAGTTGCTGACGTGCCAGCGGTACTGGCAGAAAAGTTATCCGTATGCGATTGCCCCCGGCGCGACAGGGGCGAACCCCGGCGCTGTCATAATACAAGTTCCAGCCAACCCGACACCTATAGGCAATAATCTGCCATATGGCGGTGTGAGACTGGCCATGCGCATGCGCAGTGCGCCTACGGTATTGATCTACAGCGCGAATGGTACGCAGGGGGCCATCTCCGACAACAGCGGATCAAATCTGGCGGCAGGCAGCGGTAGCACTTTTGCTGTCGGTGACACTGGATTTGGGATGGTCAACAACTCTGGCGGCACCATCAACATTAACGCGGCTGCGTACTTTCAGTACACCGCCGACGCGAGGCTCTGACCCATGGGCATGAATTTCCCATCCGCCCCGCTCTTCGGCGAACTCTATCCGAACCCGGCCGTCCCCGAGAAGCCGCAGTACAAGTGGGATGGCACCACCTGGACCGCGGTCGGCGACAGCGCCGGCGGCAGCGGCGTCTTCGTCAGCGATACCGAGCCGACGCCAGTGCCCGACGGCTCGCTCTGGTGGAAGAGCAACCAGGGCACGCTCAACATCAAGTACAACGACGGCGACACGACGCAGTGGACCGAGGCCGTCGCCATTCCCGTGCCCGATATGACATGGGCTGCGCCGTATGACGCGATGGCGTATTCGGGGATGCAGATCAATGGCTCGATGGAGGTCAGTCAGGAAAGAAACCACACACCAACAAACATACATAACTCTGTTATCAGTGACGGCTGGAGATTGTATTGCATGACCAATGCAATCTCAGCGCAGACTGCACCCCACACAACACTGTTTCCCGGCTTTACATATTACCTTAACTTGCAGGTTCAGACGCCTGACACATCAGTTACCGGCGGTGAGTTTTACGGTGCCGAACACGTAATAGAAGGATACCGCGTTAACCGGCTTGCGTGGGGAAGCGCTGTCGCAACACCGATTACAATCAGCTTCTGTACCGCGCATGTCAGAACTGGAATATATTCATTCACACTCAGAAATGCCGATGGCACCCGATGTTATGCCCAGACCTATACGCAGAATGCCGCCAATACGAACGAGTTCAAGACGTTTGTAATCCCCGGCTGTATTGATGGGGTATGGAATACCAGCAACGGGAACGGTCTTTCGGTGTTTTTCGCAATGGCCGCTGGACCAACGATGACGGCACCATCTGCTGGAGTATGGTTGAGCGGCGCAGTTAATTACGTTGCTGCACCGGGGCAGATCAACGCCATGGCAGCAGTGTCGGATACGATGCGCATCACCGGCCTCGCTGTTCTCCCCGGCACCGCAGCGCCCACCGCCGCGCAGTCATCGCGCATCATGCGTCCGTATGATCAGGAGTTGCTGACGTGCAAAAGGTACTGGCGCAAGGATCGCGCACACGCGGTCGGCAATGCTTATGCTATCGGAGCGTATGTTGGCGTCCGTATACCGTATGCGCCGGAAATGCGCGCCACACCGGCGATTACGCTGTTCACTAACACATCTTCAGGTGCGGGGGCGAGAGCGGTCAGTGTCGCGCATACGCTACCTACCGGGGTTACTATTTACGCACAGGCAACGGCTGCTGGCGGCCTGATAGAATTTTCCGACGACGTTGCTTCCGACGCGAGGCTCTGAACCATGGGCATCAATTTCCCGGCCTCACCTCTCGTCGGCGACAAGTATCCGACACCGGCCCAGGCCGGCATCCCGCAATACACCTGGGACGGCACCATCTGGCGCGCGCAGACGCCACCATCGACTTTTGTGAAGCTCGCTGGCGACACCATGACCGGCGACCTGACCCTGCCGCGCAACGCCACCAGCGCGCTGCACGCGGTGCCGAAGCAGCAACTCGATGCGCGCGTTGCGGATGCGATGGCGTATTCGGGAATGCAGATCAACGGCTCGATGGATGTCAGTCAAGAGAACGGCGCTACAGGTGTGCTGCTGACTGGAGTGCAAACAAAGTTTGTTCTGGATGGGTGGACAGGCATTGCAGATTTGGCAACCGGAACGGCAGCCGTCGGTCAGGCGACTTTTAGTGCAACGGATGCGTATGGTTTTAAGCAATGCTTGCAGGTCGTGCCAAATGTTGCGCAGGCATCAATCGGCGCAAGCTATGTAAGGCTTATGCACAAGATTGAAGGCTACCGCATCATGCGGCTGGCATGGGGGACATCAGCGGCACAACCGATCACTATCGGTTTCTGGGCGCGCGCGGCCTTTGCAGGGACGTATCGTCTGCTGATCCAGAATTTTGACGGCTCGGTCACATCAAGCTGGTTTCCGTTTGTGCTTGCGGGCGGTGCGACGTTCCAGTGGGTGACGGTTACCATCCCCGCGCAAACGACAGGAACGTGGAAAACAGATAACACCGTCGGCTTGCAGATTTTAATCGAGACGTCATCGTCAGGGACCGCGAACAACATGGCCTCCGGCGGCTATTTCTCATTGACCGGCGTCGTCGTCCTCCCCGGCATTTACGCCCCGACCGCCGCGCAGTCGCCGCTGATCATGCGGCCGTAT